ACCCCCAGCCGGCCCCCGGGAGCCCGGCTGTAGACACACGGGCTCGTTCCCCCGAACACACAAAAAGCCCTGCTCACAACCACTATTCAGCGCGCCCGTGTGCCCATCATCTGCGGAACTCCGGCGGGGTGGTCGGGGTGTTTGAGGCGGTGTTCTCGGACGGCGGCGTAGAGGCGTTCTGAGGCGGGGACCATCCGCTCGTTGGATTGGGGGAACGCGAGGACGCAGAGGCCGTCCTGCTGGAGTTCGAGCGCTGCCTGTTGGAAGCGCCAGGGGTCATAGGCGACCTGGGCGACGGTGTAGGTGTCGGCCAGCTCCCGGACGCGGATGGCGCAGTCGAGGACGGCCTGGTCGCCGTGGTAGACGCTGGCGCCGACGCGGAGGTCTTCGGTGACCCATACGACGGCTGAGGCGGCGCGCTCCCCGCCGATATCGACTCCGACCCAGACGGGTTCGCCCTCCTCGATCTGGTAGTCGGCGGCGCACGCCTGCCATGCGCCGGGCGGCAGCCAACTACTGGCGGTGTCGGTCCAGACGTTGGCGTGGTAGCGGGAGAACTCGGAGGGGTGCAGGCCCGGGCTGGCGATCTGCTCGGCGAGGAAGCCGGGGGTGACGAACGAGGCGGGGTTGGCGGTCTTCACAACCTCCGGGTCGGTGAGGTCGTCGGTGTCGGCGCAGGACCATTCGAGCATCGCGAAGTTGGCCTGGGGGTCGCGGGCAACGATGAGCGTCCCCGTGCGGGTGACGTCGGTCAGTGAGAGGGCGCGGGCCCGGAGCTTTCCGAGGGTGCTTTCCCGATCATGGCCGGCGGTGCTGATCGTCGCGAGCTGCGCCCCGGCACGTTTGCCTAGGGCGGTCTTCAGCGCGACGTAGAGGTCGTCTGACTGGTGGGCGTGCAGCTCGTCGACGAACGCGCGGGTCGGTTGCAGGCCGTGGGCGCGGGGCGCGTCGCTTGAGAGGACGCGCAGGAACCCGTCGTGGACGCGCAGCTCGTTGTAGCGGGCGGTGACCCGCCGGTCGAGCTCGGGGTGCCCGGCCGCCATCCGCTTCGCCGTCTCGAACGTGAGGCGTGCCTGGTCGCGCCCCGCGGCGGCGACGTAGACCGCGGGGTCGCGGGTTGTGACCAGGTGGTGGAGTGCGAGGGCGGCGAACAGGGTGGTCTTTCCGTTGCCGCGGGGGATGAGGACGAGCAGCTCTCGCCGCCCGGCGAACATCTCATGGACGATGAGGCGTTGGAACGGCTCCAACCGCAGGCCGATGAGGCGGGCGCAGAACGCCTCGAACCGCTCGGTCTGCCGCTGGGGGGTGTCAGCAGTAGGCATGACACCCCCTTTTGACACCCCTGAATCGCCCGGCGTAGAGACAAATCCTGGGGGGGTGTCAGGGGGTGTCATCGGGGGTGGGGTATGACACCGTTTGCCACCCCCTACCCGAGCAGTTCGATCAGCGGCTCGAACGCCTCGGCGGGGGGTTTGACGTCGTGGCGTGCCCGGGCCTGGGGGGTGAGCAGCAGCGCCTGGGCGAAGCGGCAGGCGTCGCGTTCGGCTTCGGCGGCGACCCGTAGACCGGGGTGGGCGACGAGCTGCCCCTTGGAACCCCCGATGAATGGGCGTTCTGACGCGGCGGCGCGCGCGGAGCGCGCCAGGGCAACGGCGCGGACGTAGGACTCAAGCAGGGGCGCGTCGGTGTCTTCCCACGTGCTTTGGCGGCGGAGTTGGCGTTGTGTGTCGCGCCAGAGCTTGCGGGCACCGCCGGCGAGTCCGGCGGGGGCGGGGACGAGCCGATCACCGTTCATACCCTCAAGTATAGGTTGAGGGTTCGGGTAGACTTCACTCATGGCGTCACGGACGACGCGCCGCAGGTGGCTGTCACGCCGCGGGGACCACGGCGAGGACCGGACTCTGACTGCCCAGACGGTCCCGCCGGCGTTCCTGCAGGGCGCGACGAGCGGGCCATACCCGCCGCCGACCAGCCCGGTCAACGCGCTGGCGATCGGCGACGTCTGGGCGTGCGTGCGGGTCCTGGCGGATGCTGCGGCGTCGCTGCCGCTGATCGCCTACCGCCGCACCGCGACGGGCCGCGTCCGGTATTCCGGGCGGGTCGTTGACCTGCTCGACCGCCCTTCGCCGGCGACCACTCAGGCCAACCTGGTCGCTCAGATGGTCGGGCACCTGGCGCTGTACGGAAATGCGTACCTCGGGAAGGTCAAAGACGCCGACGGGGTGGTTGCCTCACTCGTCCTGCTCTCCCCCGACCGGGTGGTGCCGCAGATCAAGGCCGGTGAGCCGCTGTACACCTACACCCCGGTCTACGGCGCGCAGACGGTGCTCACCGGGGGTGACGTGATCCACGTCCGGACGTTGAGCACCGACGGGCTGGTCGGGCTGTCACCGATCCGCCAATGCCGGACCGCGCTGGGGTTGGCGACCGGCCTCGGACAGCACGCCTACAGCTTCTTTCAGAACGACGCCCGACCCTCGGGCATCCTCAAGGTCCAGAGCCCCGGCAGCGACGCAGAATCGCTGCGTGACCTCAAGACGGCGTGGGAGGGCCGGCACTCCGGCGCCGGCAACGCCCACCGGATCGCCGTCGTGTCCGGCGAGGTCGCGTTCACCCCCATTTCTGCCCCGTTGGATGACGTGGAGTTTGTGGAGCAGCGGCGCCTCTCCACCGCGGAGATTGCCCGCATCTTCCGCGTCCCGCCGTGGATGATCGGCGCCAGCAACGACAACTCGATGACCTACAGCAACGTCGAGCAGCAGGCGCTGAGCTTTGTCACCTACAGCCTACGCCCGTACCTGGTGGTCATCGAGCAGGCGATCACCAACGACCCCGACCTCTCACCGCAGACCGTGTACTCAGAGTTTCTCATCGACGCGGTGCTGCGCTCTGACGCAGCGACCCGGGCAGCGATCTGGACGCAAGCGCTCGACCCGGCCACCGGCTGGATGACCAAAGCCGAGGTCCGCGAACGCGAGAACCTCGACCCCTCAATCGACCCACAGGCAAGGGACCAATGACTGAGCACAACGCGCCCGAGCAGCGCACCATCGACGTTGACGTCGCAGACCTCGACGCCCGCGGCCGGACGATCGTCGGCTACGCCGCCGTCTACGGAGCGGAGTCCGAGGACCTCGGCGGATTCACCGAGCGGATCGCCCCCGGCGCGTTCTCACCCGTCCTCGGCAACGCCGACGTGCGGTGCCTGCTCAACCACGACCCCAACTCAGTCCTCGGGCGCACCCGGTCAGGCACCCTGCGGCTCACCGACGAGCAACGCGGCCTGCGGTTCGAGTGCGACCTGCCCGACAGCCCGCTCGGCCAGAACGTCCGCGAAGCCGTCAAGCGCGGCGACGTGGACGGCGCCAGCTTCCGCTTCGCAGTCGGCACCGACACGTGGGACGGTGACGTGCGCACCGTCACCGCGATCAAGGAACTCCACGACGTGACCGTCGCCACCTACGGCGCTTACCCTGCCGCATCGGTGGAGCTGCGCACCCGACCCGATACCAAGCCCGCCGCCCCGGCGGAGAAAGACAAGCCACCCATGACTGAGCCCGCCGGCGGCCTCAAGCTCGAGGACCGCACCGCCACCGATGACCAGGCACCGATCGCGCAGCGAATCCACGAAGGGTTCCAAAGCATCAAGCGCGGAGAGTCGCGGTCGCTGACCGACCAGTCCGCCGCGCCGATCGCCCCCGCCGAGCTCGCCACCTACCTGTTCCAGTTCCTCGCGGCGTCGAGCGCGGCCCTGCGCTCCGGGGTGCAGGTCATCCCCACCGAGCGCGACCGGGTGATCTGGCCGAAGCTGACCGCCGACGTCAACCCCGGCTGGTACCAGGAGTTGGACGTCATCACGCCGGCTGACCCGACGTTCACCCAGATCACCGCCACGCCGCGCAAGCTCGCGGTCATCACCCAGGTGTCAAACGAGTTGTACGACGACTCGATCCCCGCGGTGAGCGACGTGCTGAACCTCTCGATCGTGCGGGCGCTCGCCCTCAAGCTCGACCTCGCGATGTTCCAAGGGGACGGGACCGCGAACTCGATCACCGGCCTGGGGTCCATCGCCGGAACGCAGACGGTCGCGGTCGGCGGCGCGTTGACGAACCTCGACCCGATCGCCGACGCCATCGGCCTGCTCAGCTCCGCCAACGCCACCGCGGGCGCGATCGTCGTTCACCCCCGCACGTGGAACGAGGTCCGGAAGCTCAAGACGACCACGGGTGAGTACCTCCTCGAAGACGAGCCGCTGACCCCGGCGGACGGCCCGCTGCCCCGGGTCTTCGGCGTCCCGGTGTTTCTCACCACGCAGATCAACCCGGCCGTGGGCTACGTGTACGCGCCGGAGCAGATTGTCCTCGTCCGCCGGATCGACGTCACCGTCGAAGTCGACCGTTCCCGCCTGTTCAACCAGGACGCCACCGAGATGCGCGGCAAGATCCGCGCGGACCTGATCGTCCCCAACCCCACGGCGGTCGTCAAGCTGACCGGCATCGTCTAATGCGGTCCATCACCGTTGAGGTTCAGCCGGGCGCGGTCGTCTACATCGACGGCTGCGCCCACCATGCTGGCGCCCGGGTGCAGCTCCCCGCCGACCGGGCCGCAGAGCTGGTCGACGCGGGTGTCGCTGTCCGCGTCACCGGGAAGCGCTAGCCGCATTTTCCGCACTGCGCGAGCGTTAGGTGTGCGGGCGCTTGCTCGGGCCAGGGTGGTGTGATCTGGAGCAGCTCGAGGACGCGGCGTTGGGTGTGGGTGAGGCGGTCGAGCTGGATGCC